GCCCCGGGGCACCTTGGTATCCAGCAGCTCGATCGGCGACTTTACTGTCACCGTCGCCTGCTCGCGGTCGGCAGGATCCACCTCGGCGACCCGCCCGATAAAACGTGTGACCGTGCCCACCACGGGCGACCGCCAGTCCGCCATGAACGCTCTGACAAGGTTAAGGGTGGCCCCGTCAAAACCGCCGCCGGCAATGAATGGCAGCAAGGGCTCGCCGAACACGGTGTCGTCCATGCCGGCGGTAAAGGTCACGTTCAACGTGTCGACCTCAATCCCGCGCACCGCACGTACGCCGGTGCGCTTGATCAGCGGCCCGCTGGCCGAGTAGTTCTGTCCGGCATAGAAGATCTGCAAACCCGCATCGGTGTAACGCAGCACCTGGCCGCTGGCCAGGGCAATCGTGTACAGATCTGTCATGACGAAACTGCGCGCCGTGGCCAGAAAGGATTTTAGTTCAGGTGTGGCATCGATCATGGCTTGATACTCGTGAACGCGATGTTTTTGAGCTCCCAAATCGCGCGATAAGGCTGAGCCCCGTCGAGCGAATCGGCCTCGAAAGCACAGCGAAAATAAAAGGCCCCGCTCCACACCAGCGCCGCGTCAATCGGAGGGGCCACCGTAAAGGTGATGCGCCCCAGCTCATCCACAGTGAAGGCTGAAGTAGGAGCACCACTGACAGTGACAACGTCCACATTGACGACCCCGTACACCGGCTCCACCCAGTGACCGATCTCCCGGGAAAGCTGGAATGTTCGCGTGGTGCCGTCCCCGGTGCCAAAGCGCTGAAGCGTTACCAGGTGATCACTGCGGTCGAAGAACAGGAACTCGCCGAATTGCCCTTTGCGCTGATTAAAGAACTCAATCAGCCTCGACCACTCATCCAACCCAGGGCGCTTGCGTACGGCGTTGTAACTCAGCTGGAAAGACCACAGCGGCGCCGGGTAGTACGCCGTTGTCCGGCGTCGACCACTGGCAGCTTTCTGCACTCCGGTACTCCACTCAGGTGCTTTTTTTGAAAGCAGGGTTTGCCCGGGCAGGCGCGGCAGAACACCTTCCGCCGCCGCGCCCATATCGGGGTAACTGGCGATCCAGCGCGCCGGCCAAAAAGGTCCTAACGACATCTTGCCCCCCTAAGTTTTGATGGCGCCGTTGCGCCGCATTTTTTGCATTTCCTCAGCCAGCACCCGGGCACCACGCCGAATATCAGCGGGAGACATCCGGCCGCTGCTGTCGTGGTAGTGATAGCTGTTGCCAGAACCGCCTAACTGCCCTTCCCCATTAGCTGCCTGGCGAATGACATTGGCGTATTGCTTGGGTAGCACCATTTCCTGCTCGTGGAGTTGTGTCATGGGGTTGGTACCGGCAGGGATGTCATAGCCGCCCTCGGCCGAAGCAACGTTTTTCACCAGGCCAAATACGAACGCACCGGCGGCGACTGCCGCCGCCGCGCCCAGGACAGGGCCAATGATCGGAATGGCCGACATGGCTGCAAAGGCACCGGCCATGGCCTGCCAGGCGCTGGCAATGATGTTTTTGATCGTGGCTGCGCCCCAGATCGCTACGGACATGGCCGCACCGCCTGCCTCTGCAGCCGTTCGAGCGCCTACACCCACTACGGTCGCACCGGTTTTAGCTGTCTCACCGAACATCCAGGCCATCAACGGCTTGGTGACCATGTTCTCAACGAACGCGGTGCCGATGCTGGTGAAGATCCCGCGCAACAGGCCCTGGGTGCTCATGGTGCCGCTGATGATGCCGGTAAGCCCGCTCGACCAACTGGTACGCAAACTGTCGACCATGCCCGTCCAGTTGCTTTGCGACTCGAATGTTTGCTGCCTGCCAATCACCGCCATGCTGTTGCGGTGCGTTTGCTCCAGCGCCAGGATCTGCTGCTGGACCTGCTGCAGCGCGACCGGGTTGCGGTCAGGATCCTGCTCCAGCAGCGCCTTACGCTCGGCCAATGCCTGAGCTTCGATCGCATACCGCTGCTTTTCGAACTCGGCCTGGGCCTGCAGCAACTGGCCTTGGGTGATCAGGTTGGCTTGCAGATCCAGCTGGGCCATCTGCTCGGCATGCGCAACATCGGTAAGCCGCGCCTGCTGATCGGCAGCCAGCTGCTGCTGTTTCATGTTGGTGATTTGCTGCTGCTTTTCGCGCTCGACAGCGACCACCTCTGCCGCAGCCTTGCGGTATTCCTGGCTGTCCTGGCCGTAGAGTTGCCGGCTGCGCTCTAATGTCTGCTGAGCGATCTGCAGACGCGCGTCCATATTGTTGCGGTACTGCTGCGCCTGGGCCTGCAGATCGGCAAAGGCTTGGCCTTCGTCCTGCCGGCGCAACGCATTCAGTGACGCCAGGTAATTGCGCTGAACGCTCAAACGTTCGGCCGCGCTCAAATCCGTGCGCTTGAGAATGCCCTGCCAGTACTGCATTTCCTGCTGCTGGGAGAACTGCAGGAAGGTGCCCTGTTCGGCCTGCTGCTGTGCGTGAGCGACCTTCTGCGCGTCCAATGCTTCTGCCCACTCACTGACCCGTGACGTGGCCTTCGTCGGCGCACTTACCGGGTCATCCGCTTTTTTAGGGGGAGTTGTGGACTCAACTATTTTTTTCCGATGCTCGACGGCTGCAGCGTATGCCTGCTCCAGCTTGGTCAACCGGGCGACTTCAACGCCGTAAGCGGTCGGACTTGTCCTGCCCTGCTGTGGTGCTTTGGTCAGGGCTGTATCGCCGGTCGCGGCCATCTCCGCCACTTTGCGTCGCTGCTCTTCAATGCGAGCGGAACGGGACCGCATACCCGCGTCGACTTCTTCCAGCTTATTGGAAACCAACTGCATGTTTTCCAGCAGCAGGCGCTCTTCGACCAGCGTGGCTTCCAGTTGGGCCTTGCCACCCCCACCGCGCGGTCCGGCAATGACTGTTCCTAACATCGCTTCGTAGCGCGCGACGTTCGCCGCCACCTCATCAACGGTAAGGCCTACGCCGGTCATACCTTTCAATAGGTTGTTGAACCAACTGGCGGTTTCAGACAGACGCTTATTCAGGCTGATGAAGACAGGCTCAAGGATGGTACCGATGGTGACCTGCAGCTGGTTACTTTTGGAGTCGAGCTCGGCCTGGCTCCCAGTCAACCCATCGGCCGCTTTGGCGGCGTTGCCGACCTGAGCCTCGGTCTCTTTCATGATGCCGTTGTATTCGGCCGTGATCTTTTGCGAGTCCGACAACTTGTCACGACTGCTGCCGATGCTCTTGGCGTACTCGTCCCACATTTTGGCGACGTTTTTCGTGACACCGGCGTTATCCACCAGCACCGAGTTTTCGTTTTTCAAGCCCTCGGTGGCCGACACCACAGCTTCCGACATGCTGAGATTAGCTTGCCGGTTGAACGCTGCAGCGTCTTTTAGGCGGTTGATCACCGCCACTGCCTGGTCAACGTTGTAGCCACGGCTGAGCAGGTTTTGCAGCGCTTTGGCTGCGTCACCGACGCTGAGCAAGCCGTCGGAGGCGAGCTTGTTGGCCTCATCCATGGCCCGGCCAATACCGACACCGGCATGATTGGCCACCGCTTCCAGGCCACGATAAGCAGCCTCCTGTTGGATCGCCGCGTCCTTGCTATCGCTAACAATCTGGCCAAGCTTGAAAGCACCCAGACCAAACACACCCGCAATGCCTGCCGCCACACCACCGAGCCCCGAGCGCATGATGGTGCTGACGCCAGAAAACGCTTCATTAACGGCCGGGCCAAAACGAGCCAGGCGGGTTTGGCTGCCGACCATCTCGGTGTTGATGGCACGTAGCTCGCGGCTGAATGTCGTCCGAGCGTCACGCATGTTGCGCTCGATGCTTTCGACCGCACGATCAAAGCCTTGGGTGCCGGCAGTGAACTGATAGGCAATATTACGATCCATACCAAGACCTCAATCACAGACAAAAAAAAGACCCGCTAAGGCGAGACTATCGATGACGACCTGGCAGTTGATTCGATTTATTGGGGACCACCTCTACGGTGCCTTCACCATTAAATCCCAAATCATGATGAGCAGAACTTTGACAAAATCTAACGATAGGTAGCATTAATCAGCACCATCATTAGATTGTCAGGCAAGCATTGAATGGATTTACGAAATACAGAGACAGTCTGAGATCTACCTGAGACGTGAGTACGAAACTTTCCATTCAAACGGAGGGCGATGAATGTTCACCACCAGGCTCAAACGCATGCATTACCTAAACCTGCCTGCATTTTTTGAGGTAGCCGAAATGCCCTGTCTCGGGAGGATAGCGGCGGTGATGGATGAAGAGGTTTTAGTGGAGATTGAGCAAAATGACAAAATCGTGTTTTTGCTCAAGCACATAACCTCTATCGAATTCATCAAGCCCCCCACTCTCTCGAATTAGCTACTGACTGCTGGAAAACGCGTCCAGCGCCAGGCGTAGGTGCTCGGGCAGCTCGCTAGCCAACTCAGCAGACATTGCTGCCAGGTTGCTGGCCAGATCCGGTGCATCAGTCACTTCCTGGGTCGGTTTGTAGCCCATGTATCCAGCCACAAGGACGTGCACGGGCGGGTGGCTCCGCCAGTAGTCGGTCATATGCCCTACCATCACCATGTCCCAGTCACGTCGAAGCGTGACCGGGCTTTGCCCGGTACTGGCGATCAGGTGAGCGTAGAGTTGGCCCCAGTCGAAGGGGCCAGTGCTTCCCCCGGCGCCGACTCTGTGACCTCCAGGCCCGAGGCACTCATAACAGCATCCAACGCATCACGCATGTTGCGAAGATCCAGCAGCGAGGCCACCTCTGCGCGCTCAATGTCTGGGTAGTTCCGACGCAATGCCGCGTGCGTGGCATCGATCACCGTTGCGATACTGTCCCGGTCCATGTTGCCGGCCATCACCGCGTTGATCCGCTCCAGCAGTTGCTCCAGATCCCCCAGCGCAAGGGGTGGGATGACGAGCGTTTTCCCTGGAAACGGGAACGAAACACCGGGAACATTCACGACCATCATTCGTTGGCACTCCAGTAGCACACCTCACCGAACTCATCCGCATAGCCGGTAAATTCAAAGTCAGGGATGGTGTAATCGTCCTGCTTGGTAGCGATCCCGAGCTTGTTGCTGACAAAGTTCGGCACGCGCACGTACACAGTCTTGCCCTTGTATTTCAGGACAAGCTCGCCCTGGAATACCGGCATGTCACCCATGGGCAGGTTTTTCACCGACAGGCTTTTACCCGTCGTAACGGTGTAGCGGTAATCAATGAACACCGACTTGGCCACGTCTGCAGCGGCAAATGCATATTCTCCCGTGGCGGCATCAAAGGTGTACTGCCCAACTGTCGGCGCGCTCAGTACCCGTACGTAAGGGATCGCACCCGCGCCACGTACCCCAAGATCCCCCGAGAGCGTCCCGCCCGCTGGAGGCTCCACGGTGATGGCGGCCCCTGCCGGCACCACTGTGGGCTCCGTGGAGTGATGAACTAAGACCTGGCCAGTGGTCAGGGTCTGCCCGAACACCAGTTGATTCCACTGCAGCAGGCTGATCTGGGCGGACTTGGCCTTGCCCGTCAGCTTGCCCTGGCCCCGTGCCGCGTCGACCGCAAACTGCTCGCTGCCGAACAATTCCTTGGAATCAAACGACAGGTCCACCGATGCTTCTTGCATGATGCCCAACAGGATGGGGGTCGGCGCGGAAATGGCATTGCCATAGGCGTCCATCAGCGGAGTCGCGTAAAACAACCCGCTGCCGAATGCGATTTGCATAATGTGTTCCTCAGTAAAAGGTAGGTCCGGCCGTCAGGTCGCCGGTGTTACACAGGTAGGTGAAGCGGTAACGCACCATGCAGTTGCCGGCGGTGTTGTCGCCTTCGTCCTCGATCCAGTCGATATAGAAGCGTTGCACCCGATCGGCTTCCTCAAAGGCGTCCTCTGCCATCAGGACCGCATGCACGGCCACCTTGACCACGTCAGCCACCTGATCCCAGGCAGCACCTGTGACCGTGTCCTCCCGGGCGATGATTTCCACCGTCAGCTCGAACTGGTTGCGATCCACTGCAGCGCTTTCGCGCTCACAGGTTTCAAGGTCAGGGCGCAGCACGATGGCCGGCGTCATGTCCCGTCTGATCGCCTCAGTGCGACTGCGATACACCCGGTCTGCCGCCAACGTACCGGCGGCCAGAATCAACGCCTGCGCCTTTGCGACGATGCGTTCTTGAATCGAGGGCATGAGGGTTAAACCTTGGTGAGGGAGGCCAGGCTAAAGGCGCCGTCATCGATCATCCGGCGGTCACGGACGCGAAAATTCACGCCGCCGACGGTGATCAGTTTGGGATTGTCGATGCCCAGGCGCTCGGCCTCGGCGGTGATGATTAGGATCTCGTAGCCGGTCGACTGGCTGTTGGTGCCACCCATACCGTGGATTTCGTCCGGCATATCCCGCGCGGCCAAAAACGGCTGACCATCAACCATCCCGCCAACGTCGAAGTCCTCAAGGAAGCCTCTGAGATCTTCGTCAAGCATCAGGGCTCACCTTGACGGGCTTGCGCCCGCCCTCGCCCGCAGCGGAAGGTGCCGGTGACGGCTCGGCCACCAACACTTCCAGCTGGTGACGAAAACGCTCGGCCACGTCATCAGGCAACTCGATCACGCCCCCCGGACCGGTCAGTTTGTCATCTGGCCCGCGAAACGAGCCGGACAGCACGGTGTAGGATTTATTCGGCATTGCGCTCTCCTACGACCTTGTCCAGTTTCGACAACCGCTGCCCCAATGCCTTGTCCGGTTCGCCGGGGATCACAATCACCTCCCCGGCCTTGAACTGCACGGGCGACACAATGGTGTAGCGACCCTTCTTGTTTTCGACCGGCTCCAGGTTGTGCGCACGCGCACTGGCCTGGGCCGCATTAAGGATCAGCTCCCCCCCATAAAGGGTGATCGTCTGTTCCACGCGGTATTTCGGCATATCAATGTCCTCGGTGAGGTAACAGGCCTACCGGCTTATGCCACCAGCTGATTCAGCACGGCGTACTGCCAGCGCCCAAAACCCACGTTGCGCCAGGTGTCGACGCCGTACTGATGAGCATCGTTGTCGAACTCGTACTCCGAACCCTCGGCCTTGGCTTTCATGGCCACGTCGGTTTCCTGCTGGCGGATGAACGCTTTCAAACGACCGTCCGTGCGGAAGGTCACGAATTTGTCCTGCCAGGCGTTGAGGCGCACGTTACCCACCACGCGAACCACCACGTTGTCCGGCATGACAATCTCGTTGATGTTGGTACCACGCGGCACGCTCAGCGCCGTCTGCGCAACGCTCAGCAGGGGGTACGGCACCATCACGAGGAACTCACGCGCCAGCTCATTGATGGGTTCGCCCTGATCATCCTTCAGGCTGGTCAGTTGGGTGATGGATTTGGCGACGGCCTGCTGAAACTCTTCGACACTCGGCCGGGTTGGGGTACCGGAAGTCCCCGCCGTCAAACTGGCAAGACTGGTGGTGATCTTGTTGGACTGCACGCCGCTCTGGCCTTCTTCGTGGTCGGTATCGAAGAAGTACTGGCCGTCATAACAGGTCTGGCTTTCACCGTTGAGCAGCAGCACCGACAGCAGTCGCGCCCAGTGCGCGTTGGTGCGGTCGGCCAGCTCGCCCAGGCGGATGCGCAACTGTCCGGTTTTATCGCGGCGCAGCTCGGTGACCAGCACTTCGAGGGTGGCCTCAAAATGCAGGTTTTCGATTTCGAGATCAGCGCTGATAAAACCCTTGGCGTGGCGACCACCAATCCACTCACGCAAGGTCGGCACCATGCCGATCCACGGATAGGTTTCTTTGGCCTGGTCGGAGTCGAACAGGTTAGACACGGCGTCGATCCAGTTCGACCCCACATTCTGCTCGAGCAGTTCGTAAAACATGCCGATGATGGCACGGCTGGAAAGTACTTCAGCACCCATGGGTGATTCTCCTGAAGAAGGATACGGTCAGAGAAAAGTTTGAAAAAACGGGTTGAGTGATGCGTCAGGCCGCTATGGGGATGGCCTGGGCGGTGAACTTGACGATGCCGACGCCGGTGCGCACGAAACGGTGAACATGCCCGATCAGGCTGTTACCGGCGGCGGTGAGCAGAAACGTGCCGCTGTCGCTGGCATACACCGGCTTACCGATGTCGGTGATCGCCAGCGCAGTGACGGGCAGTTCAACTTTGCCCTCTTCGCGAAGACGCACACGCGCTGCAGCAGCCGCACCGATTCGATTGTCGACGCCGCGATCGGCGAAGCCCACGAATAGATCCCCTGCCGCCAGAGGTCGCGCAAGGCCGTTAGCCGCGACAATGCCAACCGCCGAACCTTCGAAAATCTGCACGCCGGCCGCAACGGACAAATCGTTAATTTCCCCGATCTCGTAAGCGCGGGGGGTATCGAGTGTAAGAGGCATAGGATTCTCCAGAGCCATGGGTGGAAAGGGGTTACCCGGTACTTACTTTTTCAGGACCTTGACCAGGCCCCGCTCGGTGGCCTTGCGGTAGCCGTGATAGGCCTCGAAGGTGCCAAACTCGGCGCGCAGCTCCTTGTCGCTGTCCCAAGTCGCCTTGGCACGCTCCTCCAGCGGCGCCTCTGGATCCTCCTTCACAGCCTCAGGGGCTGCCGGTGGCGTCAGCGCGTTGGGCACCGGCGCAGGCGCCTGGGCACGAATGTCGGCCAGGGCACCGGCACGTTTGGTTTTTTCGGCGCCGATAACCTGCGCCGCCGCTTCGGCACCAGTGGTTTTGCCGTCGAACTTGAGCGTGGCAATCAGCTCTTCGTGTCCGGGCAGTGCGGCGGCTTCCACCGCCTGGATGCGTTCGCACTCAGCGCGGGCACCGGCAGCGACACCAGCGGCGTGTGCGTCATGTTCCAGGCTGGCCAGCAGCTCGGCATGATTCGCCGCCAGGTATTCGCGGTTGATAACGGGTTTTTCTGCAGTTGGAGCGGGTGCGTTACTGTTGGTGGTGGACATAGGTCTTTCTCCAGAAGAACTGCTGTTGAACTCAGCGATGAGTTGTTCAAGGGTGGATTCACGGTCGGCCATGCCCAATGCCACGGCATCGGAGCCAATCCGCATATCGCCCTGGCCGAAGTCGGCCAAAACGGTTTCAACACTGAGGCCACGGTAATTGGCGACGTCCTCGACAAAGATGTCAGTCAGCCGGTCGACATGGGCCTGAGCGACAGCACGTCCTGATTCAGTGCTGAAGTCAGGGCGCTTTTTCGGGCTCTGGCTGCTGACGATCTCAAAACTGCCGTCGTCGTCGCTTTTGCGCACCGTCAGCACCGTGCCGATGGAGCCCACAGCGCCAGTGCGGCTCATGACGATTTCATGGGCTGCTGCAGCCATCCAGTAGCCAGCGCTGGCCGCGTTACCGGACACATACGCAACCACCCTTTTGGGCGAGGCGCGGATCATCTGGCCGAATTCAGCGATGCCACTGGCAATACCACCGGGGGTGTCCATCACCAGAATGATGGTGTCGGTGCGCGGATCGTCGACGGCGGTGGTGAACTCCTTGGCCAGCACATCCAGCGACGTCGCTCCGGACAGCGCCGTAAACAAGTTGGCGTAGCGGAACACCGGGCCGGTGACGGGCAGCAATGCCACATTGCCGCGCTGGGTCACCGCGCGGCTGTTCTGCAAGGGTTTGCCCTGTCTGGCCTCCAAGGCTTCCGGGCCTTCATGCTCCCGGCGGGCGATGGCGGTGATGGTCTGCAGCATGTCCGGGGTGATGGCCCAGGGCTCACGTGATACCAGGTCGAACGCCGTCACGCGGTGCACGGGAGGTGCATCGGTTGGGTTGTCGCTCATAGTTAGGTCCGTTCAGGAAGATCAGGATTGGCCGCAGGCTCATCCTCGGGGCGAGCCGTTGGTGACACGGATAGGCCGTCATCGCGCCTACGCTTCACTTCAAGCGCACGCTGTTCGTGGTTCTCTTCCCAGTCGCTGCCGTCGTAAAGCATGGATTCCTTGGCGAGCGTGCTGACGCCAATATCGATGCGCTTTTCGGCGGCATTGATGTCTTTGAGCGGATCAACGGTGCCAGGACCATCACCCACCCATAGCGACCCGCTGTACGCATAGCGCAGCAACGGGTGGTCGAAAAACCCGGGAGCCTCAATGTCTCCCTGCGCCACGGCCTCTTCAAGCCAATGCTCGTACACGGGCTGGCAGAAATGTTGGCCCAGGAAGTCACGGCAACCGCGAACGAACTGCCAAGCCTCCATCACAGCAGCACGCGCGGCGGTGTAACTGGCGGTAAAGTGCTTAATCAGCACCTCATAGGGCAGCTCCAGGGCCATGCCGATCTGCCGGAGCATGGCGAGCACGAACGGATCGAACGCCATGTTCGGGCGACCGGGTGATGCGGTATCGATCGACGCTCCGTCGTCCAGCTCGGCGACAATGCCGCCACTGAGTGAGCCGTCCCAACCGCCCTGGTCCCTGCTGGCGGGTTTATCGCCACCCACCGGGGTGTTGCCGGTAACGGCCGATGCCAGAGGGCTCAGATTGCCGGACGGCCCCGGCTTGATGAACACGGCGAAGAACGCAGACACCACCGCCGCTTCCAGCTCGGCATCGGTATAGCGATCCAACTGTTTGAGCTTCTCGATTACCGGCGCCAAGTACGGCACACCGCGTGGCTGGCCCACCCGACGACGCCGGTACACATGCAGCAGCACGCGACCGCCGCGCTCATTGAAGAACGGACGGTCATCCCAAACGCGCTCTTTGACGCCGAGTGCCCCGGGGTGACTGCGCAAAATGTGAGCCTTGATCGGTGCACCATCGGCGTCACGCTCAATGCCGGCCGTGAGCGCTTCCGTGTCGGCCTTGTTGCTAGGGTTACAAACCCGGTCGGCCTCAATCAGTTGGATGCACGCCGAGTAATGCTGGCCGGGTTGTTCTTTGTGCGTGAGCAACGTAAAGACGTCACCGCTGCTCAGCACAGATCGCCAGGTCAGATCCTGCAGACCATAGAAATTCTGCTCGCGGGTGATGTCGCAGCTGGTGGTTTCCGCCCAGGACTTGAACAGCGATTCGGTTTTGCGCTGCCACTCCCTGGCTTGGTCTTCGTCCCAGCCCAAAATCGAGCGATTGACCACTGACTTAAGCGCCAGGCCGGTGCCGACCGTTTTCGTCGTCACCGTATTGATCGCACCACCACCGATGGGGTTGTTGCGCTCAAGGTCTCGGCAGCGTTCGCGAAGCGTGGGCAAGTCGGGCAGCAGATCTGCTGCCGCACTGCCTGCCGTCGGGGTCCAGGCGCTCAACGTGCGCTTGGACTTCGACGCGCCGCTGTAACCACCCAAGGCGGTCATGGTCAACCGGGCGTGCATGCGCTTGGCGCCGCGCTCGGGGCTGAGCCAGGTGATGGCTTTATCCAGTAGCGTCGGCTCTGGCACTTTCGGTGCGCGGCTCATCGCGGCGTAATCCCACGCAGGACGATCCCCCGAGTACGACCGCTCTCCAGGCGATCAATTTGCTGTTGCCAGTAGTCGATCGTCTTGGTGATTTCGGCAAGGTCGGCGTATTCCAGTTGCCGGGTGCCGATGCGATAGCTCTGCTTTTGGCTGACCTTCATGCTCGCATCGAGCCAGGCTTGCAGCTGGCCCTGCGCTTGTTCCAGGGTGATAGCCATGAATTAATTCCTGCGTTGAGAGAGCACGCGCATTGCACTACGGCGCCCAGAAACAACTCTCCCGCCAGAGGGCGGGAGATTGGGTGGTTCGACTGGTGTCGGTTCCGAGCTAGTCCCGTCCGTTTCGGGAACGGGTTCAGCCTCGGATTGATCCGGCTCGGGTGGGTCAAACAACGCACCCTGACGGATCTGTGCATCGAGCCCTGCCCAGTCTTGCTCCCGCATCAAATGCGTTTTCAGGGAACGGGCCGCGTGCAACGCATACGTCTCGCAGTCGGTACCTTCGTTCGGTTGACCGGCCTTTTTCTGCCAGACCTTGCGGTAGTGGTGTCGCCGGCTGGGCGCCTTCACTTCGGCGGTGATTTGCCGGAAATAATCCGGGCGCACCGTTTTGTAAAAGTGCATCCGACCAGGGCCATCACCGGTCAATGGCAGACGGCCCTCAATCCACAGATCCTTGGCCCGCGAGGTACCGACAATGTAAGGGCGCAGACCGTACTTCGAGGCCTTTTGCTCTTTGTCAGTGTCGACGCCTTGCCGAGGCGCGCTGAAGATTTCCCGGCGCTCATCGTCGCGGGTGTTGCCACGTTCGCTCGCGCCTTTGATCGCCATCACGCCGTTGCGCTGATGCTTACGGCAAAACGCATACGCCGCGTCCTGGGTGATGGTGCCGTCCGAGGTATCCAGCGAAGTTGCCAGCACCCTCAGCTTGGCGCCGCAGGCGTGTGGGATCGGCGCAAACAGCAACTTTTCCAGGTCCAGCCAGACGCCTTGGTCAGGCAGCACCACCTCGCCGTAGATCTCGCCCCAGTAGATCAGCCAGGATTCCTCGCCTCGGCCCCAGGCCCGCATCACCACCGCCAGGCGATCGTGCTGCACGTCGACACCGGCGGTGATCACCAGGCCCCCCATGGGCACAAACATTTCCGGGTAGTCCTCCGCTCGCTCAGCCAGTTTATCGGCCTCGGGCAGATCGGATTTGTACTCGTAGGCACGGCCCTGTTTTTGGTTGACGAACTTGATCAGCAACGACAGGTTGCCAATCGATGCCTGGTGTTCGGCGTTGAGTTTCTCCCGCACGATGTCGGCCAAGCTGGTACCTGGCAGGCATGCGTATAGTTCGTTCAGCTCAATGAATCCGGCACGACCAGCAAAGGGTTTAGTCGGTACCCAGCCGCAATAAGGGTCGCCGGCGGCGATGGCGTTGTACACCGTATTGCGGATGTTCTCTTTGCGCTGGTAGTCGTCCCAGCAACTGCCACAGTGCGGGCAGGCGTAATAGGCTGTATCCGGAAGCGCTCGACCGTAGATTTCATGGGGCTGATCAAGTATTTGAGCAAGCTTTACGGCCCCTTTCCCCAGGCGCTTTAAATCCTTGACCAGATCGGCATTATCTCTAAGCCAATCATCATCACGTTTATCTAATGCCTCGAAATGGGACTGTTCGTCCTGCTCAAACCATTTGATGTGCTCGAAATCCAAGACGTGAGATTTGCCACAATCCTGGCAAATAACCGGCAGCACCCGGCAGTCAGTCTGGGCCAGACGCGCCTCGGTCTTGCTCGCTCCCTTGATCGCCGGCGTACCGCCCACCAGCATCTTGGAGCCGGGGTAGCGTTTGCCGCGCTCCTCCAGCAGGGCGATCGCATCACCCTGCCCCTTTACGTCATCGCTGGTATCGTCCGGTTCTTCCACCACCGATAAGCCCACCGACGACGTGGACTTAACGTTGCCGGGTGAGTTCGACGCTACCAGTTTGAGGAACCCGCCCGGGAAGGTCTTATGGTCCCAACGGTTCCCCGAGGTGCGGCTTACATCGACCGGCATCAATTTGGCCACCTCAGTGTTCGCCGTCACGCCGAACTTGAGCTTTTCATCGTGGAAGTTTTTGCCGTCTTTTTCCTTGGCAAACAGGATCATGATCGGGCGCGGCAGGTGATGGATGAACTTGAACAGGTAACCGATCAAGAACCACGTCCAGCCGATCTGCGCCGCCTTCATCAGGTCGACCTCGCTCACCCGGGGATCATCCAGGGCAGCGGCAACGCCGAGGAAGTAAGGCGTGTAGTGGAAATCGTACAGGCCGTGCAGCACGCCGCTTTCAGCGGGCAGGTAAAACTCGGTGCTCAGGTAGTGCGCGGTCGGGATGTCACGCGGCGGGTTGAATTCCCCCGCCGCTGCCAACAAGCTTCGCGCCAAGTTTTCGCGCGTAGCCTGCAATTCGCTCGGTTGTAGGTCCAGCAATTTTGGCCACCACTGATCGATCAACCGTGACTTTTTGCACGCTCTCGATTTCCTGAATGATGCGTTCAAGGCCGCCCAGGTATTCCCGGTTTGCGAAACTGGCCCAGTCGATAAGCACCCGATCAGCCTCGCCAGCCGGAATCAATAAACGCAGTTTTTCGTGATACAGCAGGCGACCGTTAGCGGCCTTGACTCGGCCTTCATCGATCCGCACAGCGGTAAGTTCTTCCAACTGGCTGCCTCCGCGCCCAGCGGCTTTTGCGCGCAAGTCGCGGATGTAAGCAACCCGGATTTCATCTAGGCAGGCTGTCTGCCAATCGCTTATGCCGATTCCCTTCAGCACGTCGCGGGCATTTCGCTCGCTCATGTCCAGGTGATCAGCAATTTCACGCTGTGTAGGCATGCTCATCTCCAAGGTCGGGACTAGGAAGCGGAACCCCCTATGTCGGGTTGAATCTGCAAAAAAGTCGGGGTTCGAATTACCCCGATGGCCCCGCGGCCTGGAAGGACCCATTGATTTTGGGTCGCAGGTCGGCCTGCCAAGCTAAAACACATACAACTCATTGAAAAATCAACGTTTTTTGAGAAAAAATGCTCCGAACCGACAAGAGGTCAACCTCGCTCCATCTCCCGTGCCAGGGCACGTCGAAAGAGCGGCTCGAACTCGGCCTCGGCCACTCGATTGGCGACACCGTAGAAGTCAAAGCGCCGGCGATACGTCGGGCGTTTGACGAAGATCAGGATGGGCCGTGCCCCGTTGCCGATACGCTCCCAGATACCCAAAGGGCCGGTGCCGTTGCCAGGCCGACCCACGAAATAGTCCGGTGCATTGCGGTTGCGGCGTCGGCTGCGCTTAGTGCGGTTGGCCATGAAGCCCGACACCCGCTCAGCTGCTCCGAGTGCGGACAGGATCTGCACGATCTGGCCGCGACTGATGTTGCCATTGCCATCCATCCTGGCGCGCCGACCAGGGACGGCGTACATGTCCGCTGGCATCAAGCCGTAGTGGATCAGCGCTTTCTCAAATCGCTTATGTGGTCGGTTGCCACCGTCAATGTGCACCGGCAAGTACTTGGACGCGGGCACACCTGAGCTTGCTTCGTCCTTGATCCACACACGGGCAAACAGGCGGCTGGTCGTGGCACTGCGCTTGAAGACCGAGTTGAGCGTCCAGCGCGTGGGCCGATCAAATACCCGCTCCAGCTCGGCCTTCTCTGCCGCCTGTACGCGTTCAGCGGTGAAGGTCAGCGCTTTGGCAGCGGCTATTGGCACCTTCGACTTGCTGAGCCCACGCATCTCCCTAACGATCTTGTCGATGTTGTCACGCATCTCAAGTCGCATCATGGTCATTGCCCCCTGGATGCTTATGGTCCAGCTTCACCGTTGGCTTGCGCTTCACGCAGACCAAGGCGCTTGGCCGCCCAGCGCTCGTACAGCCCGATCGCAACGTCTGCCCCTGCCATCGCCGTGAGGCATCCCAGCGCACCGGACGTCCAGATCGACATGCCTGCCGCATACAGCAGCATGATCGCCGATACCCCGCACACCACGCAGGCGCCGGACCGAAGGGCCAATCGTCGGATCAATGCCCAACCACGCGTCCCTTCCTTGTCCGCTCGCCACATCTCGCCCGACACACCGCCCACCAGGGCCAGGACGATCACTAACCAGATCGGCATTTCTGCCAGCGCTTGCTGTTCGTTCGTCATTGGCCTACTCCGTAAACGAAAAAGCCCTGCACTAGGCAGGGCTCAAAAACGTTGTTGTCTAGTGGATGGGTAGTTCACTGCTACGCGAACTCAACCTTCTACTTCTGTCGAGATAGTTATATCCCGCATTGGTGACGCGCTGGATACGTATATCCGGAGCGTCCCCTTCAACATTGATACAACCCAAATCTACAAGCAGCTCGATATGGCCATCCACGACTACACCGGACCAATGGACACACTCGGCGCTGGAGAATTTGCTGCGAATATCCTTCGCCGATAAATTGAGCTTCCAGTCATCGGAGTCCTTGATGCAGACGTCTAAGATTTTCACCAACAGCTTCTGATCTCGTTCCATTTCTCAGTTCCAAAAGAAAAATTGGCTGTACGAAGTAGTACGTCTGAGGAGAAATGAAAAAAACCGGCGCAAAGGCCGGTTTTTTGGTGAGGTCGCTGTTTGCGTACCTCTTTGAACATGACTGATTTATACCCCTCCAGTCCGGTGGCAGCAAGCGTTTCGCGCTGCCACCCCGCAATCAACGGCCTCACACCTGCAATCAGCGGACATATAACGTAACTGGCTACCGCCCCGCAGGGCATTGACCGACCTGACCCACCTAACTAAAGACAAGTGCGCCACTTACAGCCCACAAAAATCAAAGCGCTGACCTACTGTCCTACTATTTATTACCTTTTCCCCCGTATAGAGAGAGATTAACAAACGCTGCGCGTGACACGCGCGTGCGAGGGTGCACGCACTACGCGGGGAAATCCCGGAAAAGGTAGGACAGTAGGTCAGAGCCCCGATTGGCGCGGTCTGCGTCTGCTCCACCAGCAATAACACCAGTAGGCAAGGTGGGCCAAAAAGCACAATCACGCTGCGCGCTCCAGCAACAAAACTGCGATCTCCAGATGGGCAGCATGCAAGCGCTCATAGAACTGCGTACGTCCGCATCCACAATGCGCCCACTTCTGACGCTCTACGCTCTCATGGTTCAGGTAATGCTCGCGTACCACCTGCCCCAGCTCCCAAGACAGATGCTTGTTTACTATCACCTCAATGTCCGCACTCCATGGCAGCAGCATCCTCGAACCACCGCGCGTGCCACGAATCAGTTCTCCCTTGCAATCCATCAACTGGCCCAACATGGTGCTAGCAGATCCATTTGCACCTCCACAGCCATGCATATCGAGCGCCCACAACTTCAACATCTCATCCATTTCAGGGATCAAAATGCAGACTCCTGCCTGGGCTCGACCGTCCCGCGCTTCCAATTGGCCGGTTTCACATACTCATAACCACGCACTCCAACGTAGCCGCTAGTCTGGCGTCGGCGCGGCCATTTCAATCGATGCATAATCTTGCCGATCCGCATCTGCTCGGGTCTGCCCCAGTGGCTCGGGTCGATATTCAGCGCATGCTGCAACAGATACGCGCCCGTCACCGTTTCGCCCATATGTTTGGCTACCAGGTAGTGAACCACTGGTTCTTCCCACATATCTGCCTGGAAGCGCTTATCCTGCTCAGCCGCAAACAGTTCGCTCTCTTCACGCTCAGCCCACCAAATATCACCCGCGCGAAAACAGGCTACCGCCTCGGCCCAGAGTTGATCACGCTCTGCCCGCAGGCCATCCAGATCAACCTTCGTACACGTCACCGGCCAATAACGGCGGTTGCCCGTGTCATCCTTTAGGTACTCATCCTGGTTAGTGGTGCCGATAAATACACTCTGGCGCGGCACACTCAAATGCCGCCGTCCGTAGCTCTCTCGGTAGTGGTCCGTAGCCGATGAAACAAATTGCTTGGCCTTTGTCGTATCGGACTTGTTCAGCGCATCCAGCTCCGCCATCTCAATGATCCACTTACCCCGGATCGCCTGATACGCATCCTTGCTGCTCATATCGAATGCCGTATCCATAAACCACTTACCGGCAAGTATGCCGGCGGCCGTCGACTTACCCTCACCCTGCAACCCCTCCAGAATGAGCATCACATCCACCTTACAGCCAGGCTGGAACACCCGTGCCACAGCAGACAGTATCCAACGCTTGCCCACTTTACGCGTGTACTCACTATCTGGAACGCCCAGCCGATCCTGTAGCCACCGCTCCAGTCGCGGCGTGCCATCCCACACCAACCCATTCAGATACTCGCGCACAGGATGAAAGGCATTGTCATGTGCAGCCGAGTTTACTGCCTCAAACACATTCGGTGACTTCACGGACAACCCGTAGACTTCGGCCAGCCACATCATCACCTTGATATCGTCGATATCCTCCCAGTCACCTGCACTGCCACCAAACGGCGGTGTGCGCGCCTTAATAATTTTCGACGCGAACGAATCCCACGCAATCACCCCGCTCCAGCGCGAGTCATTACTCAGAATCAATCCGACGTTATAGGGGTGCGACAGAATCCCGCCTTTAGCAGACCGCAGCAGTTTTTCATGCCATCCAGCATCCGTCGCCGGCCTCACCAACGCCAACACCTGGCGGCGCACCGCATCTAAACCCTCAGCACAGTGCAGGTCGTTAAAGTCCGTCCAACCAGCCTCACGGTCATTATCGAAGATCGGCAACACCACCTGGCCACCAACGACCACCGCCGCGTTCTCCGCCTTCACCTTGCCCGTGTTGAACGGCTTACCCTGCACCTGGGTTTTCCAATCATCATCCGCACAGAACAGCAGCGGGCGACCGGGGTAACGCACACGCAGGCCCTGCGCCACCGGCAACAGATTGCCAGCATCAAAGCACACCGCCACCGTCAGCGCGGTCGCCATATGCAAGCTCGCCCCAGTCGCGTAACCCTCGCACACCAGAATAACGTCACCGGGCTCAGGCTCAGGGCCGATCAAATGCACTGCGCCCTCTTTCTCCAAGCCCGCCGGCCAATAGGTCTTATTACGCCCCAGTTTGGGCTGCACCTCAGGGAACAACACCTGCAGGCCGATCACCTCTCTGGTTTTCACATTGCGCATCGGTACAAGCGCACAGCCCGACTTGCGTTTAAAACGCAGGCCGAAACCGGCCACACGCTTCGCATCCAGATAAGCGCAGTGGCCCTTTTCCTCCAAATGCTTCCACATGCCCGCAGCACGGCGCGCGGCAGTTCGATGCTTGCGCGCCTCGGCCTCAGCCGCCTTACGCTGGCCCTCCTCGGCCCGAGCCCGCATCACCGCCCGATCCTCAGCGCTCAACCGGCCACCCTTGACCTTGATCTTCTGCCAACTGCCCTTTTCACCCTGGCGCCAGTCGCCAAACGCGCCGCAATAGAAGGTCTTGCCGCCAGTCAGATGTTCATAGATCACGTACCAGCCCGTTTTCTCCGGGGCCTTATCACCGTCGCACTCGCAACGCGTCCGCTTGCCAATCACAAGTGGGGTTTCTGGTTTGAGCCCGTAGTCCTGCAGCTGGGCCAATACATCATCGAGCAGCTCATGATTAGTCATGCCCGTACCCCACGCCGGTCGGCCAGTTCCTGGCAGTCAATGCAGCGCGAACAGCCGCGATCAAGCATTGCCAGCCGCCGAGCTTCAGGAATGACCTCACCGCAAGCTACGCACTCAAAGGCACATTGGCCTGGGTTCGCAGTAGGTCGTGCAGACATAGCAAGTGCAAGATTATGGGCGATAACATCATCAGCAACATCTGCATAGTCAGACATAGGAGAGATCCTCCTCGTGTTTCTTGCGGAGCACTGCGCGCAACTTGAACACCGCCTGCACCATGCGCTCGGCCAGCAGCTCAAATTCAGCCAGTTCGTCATCGTCCAATTTGTCATCAGTCAATGAGGCCGATACATGCGTGGCCAACTCTCCCTCACGAGAAAGCAACTCGCCAATGCCAGCCATTAGTGACTGCGCCGTGTCGGTGTCGCTCAACTCGGAAACGTCGATTCCCACCCAGCCAATGGGATGCAACAACGCATCTACAATGCGCGGATCGCGCGTTGCATCCAGCACCAATTCAAGATCGCCGATATTGGGCGTGTGGCTGGTGTTGGTCAGGCTCAGCTTATGATTGAGGGTAGTGGCGTTGCCGCCGTCGATAGCGGCAATAGCAGTGGCACCGCCAGGATAGTCACGTGCGGCGTGGAGCAAAGCTTGCGGTAGGGTCAACAGCGAACGCCGTGCGCGCTCAATGGAATTGAACTGTTTACGGTTCATGGCAAAACTCCAAAAACTCTGCCAGTGACCGCCGCACGCCTGTTTGATACAGTTGTGCCGTGGTCACTCACAAGTGGTCGCATGCAGCCGGTTGCTCTGTGGTAGGAAGTCCGGCTGCACCCCAATGGCAAGGCACACGCTCTGCATGTGCCTTGCCGTTACAGCCTGCAGACCGTGGTGGGTTAGCAGGCAACCCAAGGCATCCGTGCCTTGGCAGCGCGATAGAGGGAAGCGGTTTGCATGTGGTTTGCCCGCCTACCTTTATCGCGACCCGACAGCACTGTGGTGGTGTGTATCGGGAGGAACTGGGCGGCCTTTCGGTCGCCTTTTTTCTAAGCCGCTTGAGCTGAGGCATCCGCAACAACTGCTGTATTTACCTGCATTCGCAAATACTCCCAATCGATATCCGGACGTAACGATTCGCAAGTGACTTGGCCTGTGGTCTGCCTATCAATAGCAATTGCGAGACCCGCATTGGATCGACGATTACCATAGGCAATTTGCTTAAGCTGTCCTGCCGATGTGCCACAGCAAGCGGCAAATGCTTCGAGCTGCGCCGCATCCAAACTCTTTAAGTAGTCGAGTAGAGTCATGTTCACCTCCAGAACAACCACGAGATTAGCAAACGCTAATCCGCCACGCAATAGCAGAACGTAATTTACAAGCTGCTAACGCTAGATACATGATTTATCTATGGATATTTACGAAAAACGCTTAACGATCCTCAAGGCCCTCATTGGTGAAAACCAGCTGAAGGATTTTGCAGGAGCTCATACCGATGTTGACGCCTCCTATCTTTCGCAGATCCTTAACGGTCATCGGACGCTAGGGGATCGCGCTGCGATGAATCTTGCTAAAAAATTAGCTGTTCCAGCAGAACTCCTAACAACAGGCAATTACTCTGCAGCAGACCAGAACCGCATAACGGCAAAATGGCTAGCACTTGACCTCAAACCGCCAACACTTCCCCATCCCGCGTTTTTCAACGCAGCGATCAACGAAACCGCCCAACGTGCTGCCGAGGAAAGGGAGTGGTCCGCTAAGAACCGCCAGGCAGCACCGGTGCCCGTAGTAGGTAAAGCTATGCTGGGATCTGATGGTTACTTTGACGCGCTTGACTACCCAGCCGGACATGGTGATGGCTACATAGATATAGTCAGCTCCGACCCCGACGCCTATGGCCTCAAAATGGTGGGTAGCAGCATGCATCCACGCATCAAAAGCGGGGAGTTTGTTCTTATTGAACCAAATCATCGCTATCAGACCGGCGACGAGGTGCTCGTAAAAACAACGGATGGCAGGTCTATGGTCAAGGAGTTCATTTACCTCCGGGACGGACAATATAGATTCGACAGCATTAGCGACGGCTATCCTCCGATCTTTTTGGATGAGCATCTCGTCGAAAAAGTCCACTACGTGGCCGCAATCTTGAAGTCGTCAAAATACATCGACATTTAATTTTAGCATTTGCTATTGCATAAAAAATTAGCTGTTGCTAATTTTGCCTCACTCTCCTACCACAGAGCGAGGCAATTCCCATGCAAACCGCAACCTTGCACGTACTCCCAACGTGCCCAGAAAGCCGCGTTTTCGAGGTGCGCCGCCTAGCCATAATCCACGGCTGCGCCTTCGCCCCCACCAAACGCAAATCAACCACCAGCCCAACGCCAACCCCCTTCAATCCAGACGATGGAGGGCGTGCAGCATGAACAGGCTATCTCTCAACGCCGCCGCCTATATCCGCCTCCAGGCTCAGGTGCACCTCAGCGGAACCTTCAATCACACCCTGCACTCGCGTGATGATCGCCACTTCGTACCGGCCCAGGTCGAGATCGAGCAATGCACCGATGGCATCACGGTAATGGTGCGCATCTGCGGGACGCGCAATACCTCAGTCACCCTCGATAAGCACCGCAAAAACAACGCCACGCGCGTAGCGAGCTTTATCGAAGGTATCGCCAATGGCCGCAGCCCTACCGGCGTGCCTGACGTAGACGAACATGAGGCTGTCAGTGATATAGAAGCCACCCTACGTCTGGCAATCCGACGTGGGCGCGGCATTTACCATCTGATCGCTGACGAACTGGATCCCTCTGTACAAATCCAGCGCAACCCACGCGGCGGCTACATCGTTAAGCTCGAAATCGACGACGCCGGCTGCGTGCTCACCCTGCCCGCCGATAACCAGCGCGCCTACGCAATCTTGGCTGAAAACCTCAACCAGTTCCTGCAGGGCTACCGCAATAGCCTCGCAGCCGCCGCATGAGGTGCCGCCATGAGCCTATCCCTCAAACGCGCAGCCGAGCGCCTAGGTTTGGGTCACCGCGAGTTGATGAAACGCATGCGCGACAAAGGCCTTCTGGATAAAAAAAACCTGCCAGCTAACCCCGCCGCAACCAAAGACTTTCTAGTTACTCGCGAGAGCCGCTGGTTTCACGAAAGGCTCGGCATGCAATACAAGCGCACAACGCGCGTGACCGATATTGGCATTTCCTGGCTGGCCGGGCAGATCGGTATTGAGCGCCCAGCCCCACCTGCCGTACCCGACCCGCGAGAAGTCGCGTAATGAGACAGCCCGAAGACTGGCCGCGCCAGTACGCCCGCCAGATCACGGCGATGCGAACCCGTGAGGAACGCATCGCCGCGCTGGCAGAAGTACCGGAGCACCTACGCGAGCTGGTACGCACCCACGTCGAGATCGCCTGGAACCACCCCCGAGGCAACACACATGGACCGCAAACTGATTGACACCCTACTGATCGAGCTGCTGAACCTGCCCGAAGAACGCCGTACCCATGAGAAAATTCTGGCCAACCTGACATTAGCCGCGACCGCCGCCGGTGTTTCCCTCCCCATCACTGGCGCACCGCTGCAAATTGAGCACCTACAACTGGCGGCTGCTCTCGACCAGCTCGTCATCGATCTCGGCCCCAACTACCGTGCTCGCGCCATGCTGCGCCTTGGCTGCGGAATCGAGGGAGTTGAGCTGGGTGCCGTGCTCGAACCGCTCGACAGCACCTCCCCACTGCCGCGTTTCGTGGCCTTTGGCAGCACAGCACGCACAGCGCTGGCAGCCATCAACCGCGACATTCGAGCAAGCCACCAACCTCATGCCAAAGCAGCGCCGCAGCGTAAAACCGGAAAACTGACGCTCGGCAGTCTCCAAGCGCAAGTAGATAAGGCCAACGCAGCATGACAGCCTCCGCACAGCGCGAACTGCGCCTGCCGAAAGCGCCCAGAAGTCAAACCGTTGACCTCCTGCACCGAACCTTCGGGGATCTGCTCGTACCGCTTGAAAAGGTACGCCAGCACTATTTCAGCAATCTCAACCAGGACAACTTCACTCGCGTACTGGCAAGTGGCCGTGTGGCGCTGCCCATCACCACCCTGGATACCAGCGCCAAGCGCTCCCGCTTCATCGACATCCGCCATCTGGCCATCTTCATTGATACGCAGTCGGATGCCGCAGATGAGGAGATGGCAAACACCCAATCTCACACGTTAACCAATCCACCCAACAACAGCTAAGCCCCCGCAACTGCTGCACCACCAGCCAAGCGGAACACAACAGTAGGAGCAAACCACATGACGGCATTTGAAATTTTCGCATTGATCACCTTCGTAATCGCACTCGCCATTTTGTATTGGGTCGGGTATCGGGGCGGATTGAAGGATGGTTGGACTGACGGTTATGACGATGGACACACTAATGGCTACATCGAGGGCATTGAAGAGGGCGAGTCGTCGAGTGCTACCGCCCTTGAAAAGGCCACGCGCCGATGCGAACGCCTGGAACTGATTTTGATCAAGGAACCCCAGGACCGTCAGATTCTTCTGGCCATCGCGGGAAAACTCAAACTCGCCGCCAACACATTCCGCGCATTGCAATCCGAAAGTCATGCCACCCAAGCGCTCGTTTTGCGGGATCACGCTTTGAGCATGGCCGGCGAGTTGGATTCGTTGTATCAGGAGGATGCAGCATGAGTCGCGCTATCCCAATGCTGCGTCTGACGCCCCAGGCCGCTGGAACACTGCAACAGCAGTACACCAAGGCTATGAAGGAACTGAGCGCAATGACTCGCCATAACAAAGAGTTCGACCGGCAGCTAAAAGCGCTGATCGGTTACGACGCACTCCGCGAATTGCATAAAACAACTGACAACGCCCTGCTGCTGGCCGATCTCGTGAAGGAGGCCGCATGAACTGGATCCTCACCCGCACCGGCAAGCGTTTTGATCTGTTCGAGCCTACCGCCGACATGATCGATCCACGGGACATCTCCCACTCACTGGCACACCTCTGCCGCTTCAACGGGCATACCCGCGAGTTCTACAGCGTGGCTCAACACAGCTGTATCGTCGCCGAGCTGGTGCCGGAAGAACACAAGCTCGCAGCCTTGCTCCACGACGCGCCAGAGGCGTACCTGGGCGACTTAACTAGGCCACTTAAGCAGCGGACGCATGCTTACCAGACTTTCGAGTATGCCGCCTGGCAGAGAATTTGCGAGCGCTTTGACCTGCCCCTCTTCCTCCCCGCCTGCATTCACCAAGCCAACATGATTGCTCTCGCGACCGAACGTCGCGACCTCATGCCAAACGATCCGGCTATCTGGGATTGCTTGGTCGGCATCGAACCCATGGGTGAAACCATCCGCCCATGGCCTGCCGTCGAGGCTCGGCTCACCTACCACCAGCGGCTTATGGACCAACTCGCTATCGAACAACGGAGGAAAGCGGCATGAAGAACCAACAGGAAAACACCGGCGCCGAGGCCGCTTTGCTCCGCAGCACCAGTGGTGTCGACACGTCAGAAACAAACAGTCTCTGCTGCGCAGCAGCAGGCATTATTGCTCCTTCCAGCGCCACTGCCGAGCCACGTATACCCCACGAAAAGCTGCGCTGGGCAGCGATCAGTGATGCAACGCTTACCGCTTCGGGAGGCCCGCCTGCGCAGCCTGTCGTGGGGTATATGCACGTTTCGGGGAATTGCTGCTTTGCAGCGCGGGAGGCCTCCCATGCTTAAGCGCACCCTCACCCACTTCCATCTTTGCTGCGGCCTCGGCAGCGGCGCTGCTGGTTTCAGCGACTCCAAACCGGTCCTGGGACCTGTGCAAGCTGAATGGCGCTGCCTCGGCGGCGTCGACGTAGACCCCGCCGGGTTACGCGATTTCCAAATGATGACCGGCGTACCTGGCACGCTGATGGACCTGTTCACACGCGAGCAATTCACGGCGTTCCACGGCCATCAGCCTTCCGCCGGTTGGAAGGAAGCCACCGCCGAGGATCTGCGCCGCGCTGCCGGCAATGAAGATCCGGATGCAGTGTTCATCAGCAGTCCCTGCAAGGGTGCCTCAGGCCTTTTGTCCGAGACCATGAGCCAGACGCCCAAATACCGGGCGCTCAATGAGCTGACGCTGCGTTGCGTATGGCTGATGTGCGAAGCCTGGAAGCACAACCCAGTGTCGCTGATCGTGTTCGAAAACGTACCGCGCCTGGCCACTCGTGGCCGGTACTTGCTGGACCAGATCACCAAGCTACTAAGGCACTACGGCTACGCGGTGGCTGAAACCACCCACGACTGTGGCGAAATTGGCGGGTTGGCCCAGAGCCGTAAGCGCTTCTTGCTGGTGGCCAGGCATGTCGAGAAGGTGCCGGCGTTCCTGTACGAACCAGAGAAACGCAGCCTGCGTGCCGTCGGTGACGTGCTGAGCCGCATGCCCCTGGCAGGCGATATAGATCAGGCTGGGCCGATGCACCGCGTGCCGGCGTTGCAGTGGAAAACATGGGTACGCCTGGCCTTGGTCGAGGCCGGGAAGGATTGGCGCAGCCTGAGCAGGTTTGCGATCGAGGACGGACACATGCGCGACTTTGTGATCGTGCCTGACTATCACAACGGCGTACTCGGGGTTGTCGATTGGGACGATACAGCCGGGGTTGTTGCAGGTGCGAGCCGCCCAATGAACGGCAAGTTTTCCGTGGCAGATCCGCGACCCACCAACAAATTCGAGTACACCCAATTCGGCGTACTGCCCTATGACCGCCACTGCGGTGTCGTAACCGGTCAGCGCAGCCCGGGGCAAGGGACGTTCAGCGTTGCAGATCCGCGCATGAGCGGCGAGCGCCACAACAATGTGTTCCGTGTGGTACGCAACGACCAAACCGCCGGCACTGTCACTGCAGGACACGGACCGAGCTCCGGCGGGCAGGCCGTGGCCGACCCTCGGCAACCATCCAAGGGTTTCGGCAAGTACCTGGTCACCGACTACAACAAACCGGCCGGTACTGTCATCGCCGGTAGCACCACCGGACAAGGCGCCTTCGCCGTTGCAGATCCTGCCTACAAAAACTGGCACCCGAACGCCAGCACGCAAAAGCTGCGGATCACGCCCTGGTGCGACAGTGCCAAGACCGTGACCGGGTCGCAGCAGGTTGCCAGCGGCGCTTTATCGATCGCGGATCCGCGTCCGGGAATGTCGCGCACCAAGGGCGATGCATATCTGACCGGTGGGCATTATGGCGTGGTCGACTACAACACGCCGGCCGGCGCCGTGTCCGCCAGTGCGTGCCACGACAACGGACGTTGGTCGGTTGCAGATCAGCGCATGCCGGCGCCCAACGACAGACTGACCTGCAGAATCACCAGCCTCGATGGGACCTGGCACCGGCCGTTCACCACCCTGGAGTTGGCCGCGCTGCAATCACTGTTTGACCCAGAAGATTACTGGTCAGCAGATCCACAGACCGCCCATGAGATCAAACGCATGCAGCGCGTTCGCAAGATTGAGCAGGCGGGAGTTTTCCGGCTGGACGGCATCAACGACGGCCAGCACCGAGAGCGGATTGGGAATGCAGTACCCCGTGCGGCAGCCAGGGCAATGGCCGATGTGTTCGGCATGACACTGCTGCTTTCCGAGGCAGGAGAGACGTTCATGCTCAGCAACGTTTCGGTTTGGGTGCAGCCCGTGGCGATTGCGCTGAGTGTGGCGCAGCTGGAGGTTGGGGTATGACCGTTTTCCTACTGCTGTACCTGTGCGCGGACGCAACCCGTACAGACTGCCAGGTGGTGAAGGCTGATAGCTGGAAGGGACCTCACGCCTATGAGCAATGCATTGACGTTCTGCCTGATCTGACCAAGGCGCTGACTGCGCCCAACCGGAAACGACACAGATTCGTGTGTGAGATCCAATCCGACGGAGCACAACACGCCGAGCAGAAGTTACCGCCGTCGCGCGCTCATCAATCGTTTCGGATGTAACAGGAGAGGTGCATCAATGAATATTCAGAAAATCGCTCCATTATTGCGCTGCCCCTTTTGCGGAAGTAGTGCTCAATTCGCACACGATGGTGACGGCGGCCATTGGATTGAATGCAAACACGAACGATGCGGAGCCTCCACAAACATACGTTACAGCGTGAAGGAAGACTGCAAACCTTTGCTGACCGAACAATGGAACAATCGCGTTCGCAAAAAAAACATTAATAGGCCAACAACCTTTGACTTGTGCTCACTCGTCATGGAGTTAGAGGCCCTAAGAAACTCTGCTACAAAAGAGGAGCTTGCTCGGACCAGCACCTGGATTTGGGGGTTTCTTGCAGCCTGCAGCCAGCTGAAAGTTATTCAAAAAATGGAAGTAAATCGACTTTTTCAACTCGTGCGTAACGCAGAAAAATATCGCAAAAAAGAGTTGGAGGCGTTTGAAAGTAAAGCTCGACTGCGCACACCTCTCCCCTGGCAAATGACCGATGCTCCGGGAGGCCATCAATGATTGCTCACAACATTATCAGCCTAAGCGGCGGCAAAGACAGCACTGCCACTCTACTGGTCGCCATTGCCCTAGAGGCACCCAACCTGCAGGCCGTCTTCGCGGACACCGGCAACGAGCACCAACAGACCTACGAGTACCTTGATTATCTGGAACAAGCCACATGCACGAAAATAACCCGGGTGCGCGCTGACTTTACCCAGCGCATTGAAGGTAAGCGCCGATTTATCGAATCTAAGTGGCGGGCGCAAGGTATCGCAGAGGAGGTTGTGCTTGCAGCGCTGGACGTGCTGCAGCCCACCGGCAACCCTTTCCTAGATCTGTGCATCTGGAAAGGCCGGTTCCCTAGCCGCAAGGCCCAGTTCTGCACCATGGAGCTGAAGCGTGACCCTATGCTTGAGCAAGTAGTCATGCCTTTGATGGGTGCCGGCGACATGATTCTGAGCTGGCAGGGTGTGCGCGCAGACGAGTCGCTAAACAGACGATATCTGCCGGAATGCGACGAAGTCGGTGGTGGCCTGTTCAACTACCGCCCGATCTTGAAGTGGGATGTCCCGGCGGTGTTCGAAGCTCACCGCTACATGTGCATCAAACCGAATCCGCTTTATTCACAAGGCATGGGGCGTGTCGGTTGCATGCCCTGCATCAACTGCCGCAAGGATGAATTACGCGAGATTGCCCTGCGGTTCCCCGAAGCGATTGACCGGATCGATCGCTGGGAGCGAACCGTCCAGCAGGCCAGCAAACGCGGTGCTGCCACGTTCTTTGCCGGATCAAATGCCAAGCATCCGAAAGGCTCAATCGCGGACATGACTGCCATTGAAGTCATGGAGATCGCAAGCATTCGCCAGGCAGTTGAATGGTCCAAGACAGCCCGAGGCGGTATCCAATACGACCTACTGATTGCTACTGACGCCTCCGCCTGCTCCAGCGCCTACGGGCTGTGCGAGTCGGCCTGGGAGCCAATAACCGTGGAGGCAGCATGAGCGCAGCCCGTGTACTAGAGTTTGAAGACTTACAACGCGTAACCGGATATAGCCGCCGGGCTGACGTTGAAAAAGCGTTGCGCTCCCAAGGCATTCGGATTTTCAGTGGGCGAAGGGGCCCCTGGACCACGGTGGATTTGATCAACCAGGCGGGCGGGCTAAAAGCCGTGGATACCGACAGCTACAGTGCGGACATCGTATGAAACGTGGTCGAAAGCGCCAAAACAATCCAAACATCCCTGGGCACATTGACCAGACGGCTTTGCCGCGCTCGGTGTATTTCGACCACAGGGGCGCTGGGTGCTGGTACATCCTGTATTTCAATGAAGCCGGGCGGCGACAGCGGCAGAACCTTTGCGCGGGCAACGTGACGCTTTCAGAGCTTCACCGCCTCATTGAGGAGCGCAACGGCGTAGACCGCGACAGCCTGCAATACCTCTGTGATGAGTTCCACAAGAGCGACCAGTACAAGGTCCTCAGCGAGAAAACCCACGACGACTATGTCTACTCCCGCGACGTGCTTCTGGCGTTCCCGACGAAGCTTGGCAAGCCGCTGGGCGAGCTGGCGGTGCTCAAGTTCACGCCGGCGCTGGTCCAGCGGATCATCGACAAGATAGCCCAGGAAGGCACCCCCTCCAAAGCCGCCCACTCACTGCGCTACCTGCGCCGAGTGATGCAGTGGGGCCGTAACCGTGGTTTTGTGAAGGACAACCCAGCCAAGGGCATTGAGTCGCCGAAAGAACGCAAGCAGCGCAGGCTGCCAGACTCCAGCGTGATGGTGAACCTAATTAAGTTTGCGCAACAACAGGGCCAGTTGAAGCGCGGCGAGAAAGGCGCGTGTTCACCTTACCTATGGTATGTGATGGAAATTGGGTACCTGTGCCGGCTACGCGGGATCGAGACGATAACGCTCACTGACGAGAACGAACTTGCCGAAGGCGTGCTCACTAACCGCCGCAAGGGCAGCCGGGACAATATTGTCCGTTGGACGCCTCGACTGCGTGCGGCCTGGGATGCGGCTAAGGCTGTGAGGACCAGCACTTGGGAGAGAATGAAGAAGCCAGTACCGTTCCGGCCTGGACAGCGCTTTCTGATTGTTTCAGCTAGCGGTGGACCGCTGTCGAAATCTGGCCTTGATACCGCATTTCAGCGGCTGATCAGCCAGGCAATCGAAAAAAAGGTACTTACAGAAGAACAACGGTTCGGAATGCACGACTTTAAGCGCAAAGGCATTACAGACACTGTTGGCACTAGGGCAGACAAGCAGCAGGCATCAGGGCACAAAGATGAATCTATGATGGATGTATACGACCTGAGTTTGCCCTTAGTCAATCCGTCTTCAGATTGACTACTGAGCCTCATCGGCTTTAGTCCAGTCTAACGGCGGGGACTCGCCGGTAACTGCTCCCGCACTATCGATGGCGTATACATGCACAGCTTTGGCAAGCATCCGGCTATAGCCAAGCGTTATTTTCTTCTCTTTTCCCTTAGTATGCTCACTGTCGGCGTATGCCACGATTTCAGCATGGTGAGGATTACCTGGACGATCTCCCTTCGCTTGGGTTTTCTCTTCCCACACCAGCAGGTGTATGGGGTCTCCAGGCTTAAGGACCGGCTGCTTTTCAAGGCCAACCTGCTTTAACAACGAAACCTTTATCTCACCAACACCTGCCACGTCGCGCTCCGGTCTTCCCGGAGTTTCAAGCGTAGCCTTGACCAAGCTTATTGAAGGCGCAATACCTAATAAATCAATTCGTGTCACTGACACGTTGGCGCCTTGAAAAAGGGACGGAGCTCCTCGTTTTGTCTCTGCGTCCCATTTTTCTTCTACTATCGCTCGAATGACCGTTTCATTGTCACTCAGCAACACTTCCCGTGCCGGATATTTCTCATCCGGTTGCGCGTCTAGACTCATAGAGGTCAGAGCTCGGCGACGATGCTATATATTCTCGCATCATCGACAGCAAAAATTTCATCGTACTCATCCGTGGCCAGCTCGATCTGCTGCTCTCCAAAAGCCATGTCTAGCGTTGAACCATTATCAAGCTGCCAACTAGCTACGATTTCCCCGTCTGAGCCCAAAAACAGGCTTGGCTTGTTGTTAAGGGGCACGCCTCTCTCAATGAATGCCGAGAAGTTTGCGAGAGCAGCAACGCTCATTGCTCGAGAACCCTCCCCATCCCAATCATCTTCCGAGCGGACGAGACGAGATAGTCGAGTAATGCAGCGCTCGTCGAGCTTTTGGCTAAGCCATGTAATCCACGCTGCCTTGGCAGCCATCTCCGTGGTTAACACGCCTTCTAGATTGGGCTGCGCATGTACCATTTTGATACGCTCTGAGAAAGCGAAATCTGTAAGCACTGTGATGCTAGGGAGCACCTGACTTTGCAGCGGCCAACCAGCCTTCACTAGTTCCCAAGCATGACCCAACGCATCATAGCTTTTTTGGACCACTCCGCGGTCGGAACTAATAATGTTCGGCAGCGAGGATGTGCGGCTATAACCTGTCTGGCCCGCGGTAAATCTAGCAGAGTTTATGTTCGTGCTGTAAACACTCATTTCGCACCTCCAATGGGGCTCATCTTTACTGCTATCCGCTCTGTGATCCCGACAAAAACTTTATGAATCACATTGCGAGCGCTAGAAAAACTTTCCATGATTTCCTGAACGTTTGCACCAACCAGCCCTTCAATCACGACAACATTCTCCAAAATGTAGCCTTTATTACCTTCAATTTCACCCTCTGCCATCTGAAGCTGCAAGCTGCCAAATGCGAGCGGAACGGTAATTTGCATAACCGGCAAGGCAACACTGCCCGTATTGGATACTTCGCGAAGAATTTCTGGGACTTCAATTTTGAACCCAAACACGTCCGTAAGGAACTGAAGATGGCTCGCATCACCAGTTAGGTCCTTTTTGAAGGCATCGATATATCGAAGTATGAGCGAATAGCCTTCCACTTTAGTTTGCTGGGATTCGAGCAGAATTCTGACCCCCTGCTCTACAACTGGCGCGAAGTCATCCCAAGACTTGTAGGGCTTAACAGCGTTCACAGTAAAGATACCGGTGCCAATCTGAAACAAGGTAGATGGCAAATGCTCGCGCCCTGAATCAACCGCCCCACGAGCGCTATACCTGTACCTGACGATTGGCGCCTCAGCCGGGGCTGGAAAACCCTCGGGGATGAGACGCTCAGAAGCGCCATAGCCAATCGCGGACATAGCGCTGTTAACAGTAGGGAGTTGCTTCTCGAAAGAATCGTTGCTTCCAGGAAAGGAAAAACCAGCAGGAAAACCTGGTGGCATGGCCATCAGCGATGCAGGATTTTTCCAACGGAGCTCAGCTACGAGCTCAACGAGGGGCGGGTTGTCGAATCTTTCATTCATGAGGGATTGACTCATCCTGATTTAGCGTGAAGGTCGCCATTTGATCCAGGGTTAATGCCCTAGGTGCCGAGCAAAACTTCTTGCTTCAGTACCATCCACAAAGCACTCCGTTAGCTTTGTGGATGGTACTAGAACAATATCACCGGGGGGGCCTACCTGGCTACATGCCCACGTACAATAAGGTGGGCATGCCTAGATTAATGCAGCTCGCAGCCTACCCTTCACGTACATAAAAACTACGTAACTCTATGATTTACTTCATCAGCACAGCTGACTTGTAATCAGTAGGTCCCGGGTTCGACTCCTGGTGCCGGCACCATATAAGACGAAGCCCTCACAGAAATGTGAGGGCTTTGTTGTTTCTGGCATTCAGAAATCCAACGCCTAAAAAGCACCCCGCCGCCGCCCTGTAGGAGTTGCCGAAGGCTGCGATCTTTTGATCTTCAGATTTCGCCCCCTATGCAAGTCCGGCTGCCCATCCAAATCTGCCTGCACACCTACCCGTTACAATTTCACTTCAGCATGAAGTTGACGACCTCCTCCAGCTACCTATAATGCACCCCAACACACCCGCCAAGCCTAGGTTGACCCAGTCAGCAAGCTCAAATCGTGCGGGTTTTTTTTGCCTGGAGAAAACTACATGAGGCCCTTCGATAAGCCGGCCCTCAGCGTAGAACAGCAATTGGAACTGCTAAAGCAACGAGGCCTGCACGTCGCCAACGACGATCGGGCCATGCGTTTTCTCGAAGTGGTCACGCTGTTTCGCCTGAGCCCCTATATGCGCCCCTTCCAGGAGCCAGACCCTGAACACACCTTCAAGCCCGGCAGCACCCTGAAAGCAGTTGTCGATATCTACCGCTTCGATGGTTCGTTGCGACGCATAACCATGGATGCCATCGAACGTGTCGAAGTCGCCATACGAGCGACTATAAGCAATCACATGTGCCCTAAATATGGGCCTGACTGGATAGCTGACGCGTCAGTCTTCTCCTCGTCATACGCGCATCTCGAGTTGTTGCGCCCCCTGCGGGAGCAATTGAATAAAGAGCGCAACAAACTCAGACGTGATATTGAGCGCATAAAAAACGGTCGACAGGCCGATGGGCTCCAGCAACAGCGGATCGAAAACCGCATGCGCGATAACTACTTCCGATACTACGGAGCGACCTATGCCCACCCTGAGCTGCCGCCCGCTTGGGCGATCCTGGAAGAACTCAGCCTTGGGACGGTATCTACCCTCTTCAGTGCCATAGGCAGAAGTGCCGATAAGAAAGCTATCGCCGCCAGATTCAATCTGCCCTTCGATGTATTGGCCTCCTGGCTACATACTCTGACTTTCATTCGAAATTGCTGCGCCCATCACTCACGGCTATGGAACCGAGAGCTCTCGATTCGACCAGCCTTACCCAATGAATGGGTCATCCAAAATGCACCTGCCAACCGGCCTCAGCCCAAGCAGCGGCTATACATCGTATTGACGATACTGGCCTATCTAACCGACTTGATCAGTCCAGACAGCCAATGGAAGCTTCGTCTGGCCGAAATCATGGATCAGCAGGAACTGGGTTATTTGAGACTCATGGGATTTCCAAATGACTGGAAAAATCAGCAGCAATGGTGTTTGGAATAAGGAAGCCAGAAACTGCAGGTATCGTCTTGACTATCCCCCCAACCTAAAAATCCGAAAATAAATCCGTCCCCTTTTCACTGCGGGCGGCAGCATTGAAGGCCTCCAGCGTAATTTGGTCGTAATTTTGGGACAGACCACGCTAAATTAGTCGTGAACTGTCCCCGATTTTCGTTTCACTCCCTTAACCACGATTTAAGTTATTTCTTATCATGCTAGCTATTTGACCTAGCTCATTTTCTTCAGCGCAACGCAAAGCGGTTTTATCTCGTGGCCCCACAAGACCTACATCTGCGCCGATCTCAATCAAGAACATGGCAACATCTTCATGCCTGTTTTCTATAGCAGCCATAAGGGGTGAGCCATTATATCCCCCGACGGATCCATTGATATCTGCACCTGCAAACACCAACTTCTCTACCAAATCGAGAAATCCGTATCGACTAGCAAAATTTAATGCAGATCGCCCCAAATTATTAACAACATTAACATCCGCACCGTACCGCAAAAACAAGTCAACTATTTCACGATCGCCATTTGCAACGCTTAACATAAAGGGAGTCCACCCATGCTGCTCCTTACGGTTAGGATCAGCCCCATGCTCAACAAGCTCGCGAACCTTATCAAACGACCGCTCTTCAGTGGCCTGGTACAAATCCGTACAACTTGCTTTTGCACGACGATCATAACCATAGACCTGATACGCGGCATCATGCTGATCGAATACTAACTGCAGCTTTTCCCTCTTCACCTCATCAGGAAATAAGAAGAATTTAGCCAAAAAAACAGCATGCACTAAAATCGGCGTAGCTATTATCCACAACCAAACATCACGAAGAGCATCGTTACCGAAAAACTTCGTTAAAAAATACGCCACGAGAAAAAGCAAAAAACCCAACGGGATATAAATTAATAGCGCCCCACGAGTGGCTATAGGTATTCTAGGCAAACCAGCGGCATAGGCTTTACTTCGCGTTCTGATATAAGCCAAAGACTCAAGCGCCACCGATATCGTCGCAGAAATCACCTCACCAATTATCAGTATCGCCATACTTGGGAAAAATGGTAAATCCCACACAGCCAAATGCCCAAAAACAACTTTGGCAGCTACAATAATCGCCCCAACGCCAAAAATCAGAGACGAGTAAAAATCCGCCTTATTGGAGAATTCGCTTCTAGCAATGCCATCCGACTTGAGCCACTCCAAGATAGTCCTGAAAGAAAAGTAAAAACTTAACACCAACAAACACAACAACCAATTATCTTTAGATACCAACTTCGCACTAACAAACGGCAATTGGAAATCGAAATCCATTTTCAAAACAACGGTAAAAAATATCAATATACTGCTAATCGCAAGAAGACTACGCTCCTTACCGAAATCATCAGCTAGTTTTGTCACACATTGCCCCTTTGCAAAGTTACCAACTAAATTAAAATCATGATATCACAAGCCAAGTTTTTGCAAGTCGTCATCCGCCCCCCAAACCGCATAGACCAACAACTAGTAGAACTATATAAAAAGCTTAGACCATCGACAAAACAGAAATAAATCAATAAGCGGTACGTAGCGCGAGTGCCGTCATCCCGGAGCGACATGATCGATTAAACTGCGATTTATACTGCATCCGGGAGAAATATTAAAGCAATAAAAACCGCCCCACTCACGACGGCCCATCATCGAAATCGTTACTACTAGAAAGTCGGATTTTGTTGGTCGATTTAGCTTTTGATTTTCTTCCTTGCTGACTAAGGGAAGGCGTTTTATACAGTTTTGTTAGCGCCCACTTATGCAAATCAAGAACATTATCGAAGCGAATCGATATACAGCGATTTTGGTCGTTAACATCTGAAGCGACAAGGCATACCTCAACTCCTTTCCGACCTCCCGTCGTCGCATCCACAAGCACTTTCAAATATTTTCCAAATTCGGTCACGCTCAATGCATACGCTGGCGTCGATGAGAAAATATCACTAGCATACTCATCAAGATATATTCTGCCGCCTTCATTAATGTTTGAGCTGAGATAGGGTAAATGCGCTTCAGCAGGTTCAGCGAATACTTCGCGATTGCAAACCGCATGGCGATATATAAATAGAACTTGTTCAGAAGTCTTTAAATCATCGCCGGCAATGAAATGACATTGGTCGTGCAGTTGGCACATGATCTTGTCAGAAAATACCGTCTCACACACAGCCAATACTCTATCCTTTTTGTGCACCTCGGACGAGGCCTTATGTATTGTATCCTTGAACTCGACTAGGCTGTACGTGGTTGAGTTGGTAAATATTGTGTCCCCCAGCAGTTTCCTATCCTGCCCGCCGGTGGGATAATGCCAAAAGTTTACCCCTTTGGCCTTAGCTATATTTTCGACGTTACGCACAAAGGCTGCCATTACCCCACTTTCGTTATCCACGATTTATTCCTTGAACTAGATTTGGCCCTAAATGCAGCATTTTTCTTTTGAAATCGCGCTGCGCCATGCGATGGCTCGCTGAGAAAACTTCTTTGGTCAATTGCTATGATTTGGTGGAGCAGGCAAGGATGACTAACATTGGCTTGATAGGCTTGCACTCCGCTCGTGTATCGCCAGTTGTGGTGATGAAGTTTAAATTTATAGTCCAAAAATAGGATACCAAACAGGGGTAAGATCCAAAAACCACATCCCGTCGGCAATATTCTAACCCACGATGCTTACCATGCTTACTCTGGATGATCTACCTGTCAGCCTATAGCGTTCTGATACCTTATAAATCCCGAATTCGATTCCACTGAAGACCATAACCAGCTGATTTATTTATAGTTACCGTTTGGGGTACGCCAAATTTTCCACCGACTTCCAGACCCACAGGAAACCTAGCCCTGCCGAAAGATACCGTTCGTCTGGTGCCGCACCATACAAAACAAAGCCCCTGCAGAAATGCAGGGGCTTTGTTGTTTCTGGGGTGTTTGTATTTAGCTGATGCCCGCCCGCCTTTCTCCACACCTCTACACCCCCTCGAAAATCCCCCACCTCTATACCCAAGATTCAATTTCCAAGCTTTACGCTGAATTATGAACTGCCAACAATTATGGCTAACCCATAAAAACACCTAATCCCACCAACCCAGCTATCTTCCCAATCGCTCCCCACTCCCCCGGCTGCAAACCCAGCGGCCGAGCCTGAGAACCCGACTTGATGCAGGCGCTAACTACGCCCCCCATTCGCAGTGATTACGAACGTGACAGCTCTCACTCGATAGAGGAGTTTTACCGATCCCCAGCCTGGTCAGGCCGGGGCTTTTTGGTGCCCTGCTGGGCGGTTTTTCTGTATAACGCCGTCAAGACTAAGCGTTGCGAACGGATGCCCATGAACGCCCTGAAACTGATCTGTTTGCTGGTGATTGTCCCGCTGCTGCTCGCCGCTCTGGGCGGTTGGGAGCGTGAGCGGGCGGGTGAGGCTGCCGCGTGGTTGATCAACTACCAGGCCGATGTCAGCGCCACTCGGCAAACCCTGCAGACCTTGGCGACGCAAAACCCTACGGCCCTTATCGACCTGGGCGAGGAAAAAATCGGCATCCAGCCGGCGCTCGAGCGGCTGGATAAAATCACGGCCGAACTGCCCACCGCTCAACGTATCAATAGCGGCATGCGCACCCTGGCGCCGTGGGTGATGGGGCTGGGCCTGCTGGCGGCGTTGATCGGTGTGGCGGCGCTGGCCGGCACACAGTGGGCGGGGCGGCGTGCGCGGCAGTCGCGGGAAAAACTGTTGCAGGCGTTCGCCCTCGGCAGCCGCTTGTTGCCCTATGTGCTGGTGAGCCATGTGGTGGCGATGGCGACGACGGTGGCGCTGGCCTTGAGTTTCGAAGGCTTGGCGATGTGGCACATCGGTCGATTGGGTCGCGGCGAGTTCAAGCTGATGGCCGTGCTGGCGGTGATTGCGGCGTTCTGCCTGTATTCGATCTGGCTGCTGCTCAAACAATCGCGGCACATGCTGGGTATGTTCAAACCCGAGCCGCTGGAGATGTTCGGGGCGGTGGTGACGCACACACAGGCGCCGGCGCTGTGGCGCGACGTGAATACGTTGGCCGGCAAGCTCGGCGCGCTGTCACCGGACCATATCGTGGTGAGCCTGACCCAAGGTTTTTACGTGACCTCCAGCGAGGCCCACGTGCAACCGGCGCATGCCACGCTGCATGGGCGCACCTTGCATGTGCCGCTGCTGTACCTCGGCCTGCTGAGCCGCGACGAAATCGGCGCGGTGATCGGCCATGAGCTCGCACACTTTGCAGGGGAAGACACCGAATACAGCCTGCGCTTCTTGCCGATCTACGATGGGGTCAATCGCAGCCTGGCGGTGCTGCTGGACACCCTGCTGGCCAGTGACCTGATCCAGGAGTGGCTGATGCGGCCATCATTCCTGTTCGGCGTGTTTTTCATGCAGCGCTTTGATCAGGCGGTCAACCATTGGAGCCGCGAGCGCGAGTTGCTGGCGGATGCCGCAGGTGCGCGCCTGGTCGGCAATGGCGCGGCGGCTTCAGCGCTGTTGCGCGTGTCGGTGTTGCAGCCGCTTATCGAGGACGCGCTGTTGGCCTTGTGTGACTCAGCCTCGGAAGAGGATCTGCCCGCCGCCGCCCTGGCCGCGCTGCAAGGCCGTGAACTGCAGGTGCCGCCACAAGCGCTGGAGATTCATCAGCCTCACCCGACCGACTCGCACCCGTCGAATGGCGAACGCCTGCAGGCGCTTGCCGTGTCGCCGGATGACGCCCTGCACAGCGCCACACGGTTCGTGGATGCCCACGCCGCGGATGGGCAAATCGACGCTTATTTCAGTGCGCCGCGCACGCTGCGTGAGCAGTTGTCGCGCGACCTGATCGACGTGGCGGTCACCGAAAACACCGCGCACACGGCGTTGCTGGAAACCCTGGCCACATCGACCGACGGCGAACGTGAACTGCATGAAGGAGGGCGCTGGCGTGGCGTGCTGATGGCGGTGTGCGCCGTGCCTTTTGTGGGGCTCGGCTGGGCCATCATGAGCCAGCCCTGGCTGGCCCCGGAACGTTTGAAAAGCAACATGTTGTCGGCGATCGGCGCCGGGGCGGCAATCGCTGTTATCGCGTTGATCTTTTTGTGGCTGGGTGTGCGCCGTTTCAAGCGCGCACCGCAGGTCGCGTTGCGCCTGACGCCGGAGCATTTTGTGTTCGCCAACCTGGCACAGCCGTTGCCGATTGAGCACATCGCCGGTGTCACCTTGCAATTTATGCAGGGTATCTGGGTGACCGTGGAGCTGACGCCGGAAGCGCCCTTGCCTGAACGGCGCAAAACCGCATTCGGCGTGCCGGGCGCGCGCATCAACAAGAAGAAACGCCAGGTGTTGTTGCAGATGGCGCAGTTGTGCATCGACAACCAGAAGCTCGAACCCTATGAGGGCTTGTCACTGATGCTCGACTATGTGAATGCCTCCCTCGCCCGCAAGATTTTGCAGCACCGCGAGGACTGATCGGCGCACATAAAAAAACCCCGAACCAGTCGGGGTTTTTTATCGCCTGGAATCAGGCGCGACGCCAGATCAATTAGAAAACGTTGATCGGGTAGTCGGCGAACAGACGGACTTCGTTACCGCCGACGTTGTACTGGTCGGCGTTGTTGGAAACACGCAACCAGGACGCACGAGCACGCAGGCTCAGGTCTTTGGCCGGGCCGCTCTGGACGACGTACTTGAACTGGTTGAAGATTTCGCGCTCGGTGCCATTGCCACGGTTGGAACCGTCGTCAATGTTGGTACCACGCACGTAGGCCACGTTGTAGGTCAGGCCAGGCACACCGAAGGTGCTGAAGTCCAGGCCGTAGCCGACTTGCCAGGAGCGCTCATCCTTGCCGTTGAAGTCGGACCAGTAGGAGTTGGCCAGCAGGATGGTGTTGCCGCCATCGCCGACGCCGCCGGCGTTGCGGTAGCCGCCGTACAGGTAGCCCGTGTCGCCGGTGCTGCGCTGGTGAGCGACGGTGAAGCTGTGCGGGCCAACGGCCCACGTGGCGCCCAGGCTCCAGATTTTGTTGTCGCGGGCGTCGGCGTCACCTTGGTTCTCCAGGGCGAAGCTGCGGTCCAGCTTGGTTTTGTAGCCATTGAAGTCAAAGGTCAGCGACTGTTGCTCTGGCAGGGCCAGCACGTAGTTGACGTTGACGTATTGCTTTTTCAGCACGTCTTGCATGTCGGAAGCGTACAGCGCAGCGGACAGGCTTTCGGTGAATTTGTAGCTACCACCGATGTAGTCGATGCTTTTCAGGCGGCCGCTGTCGCTGCCTTCGGCGCTCTTGCGGGCTTCTTTGGTGAAGTGACCGGCGTCCAGTTGCAGACCGGCGATCTCTTTGGAAACGATCGAGGTGCCTTCGTAGGTTTCCGACAGCAGGCGCGAGTTGTCGTATTCCAGAACCGGCACGGCTGGCATCTGCTGACCGTATTTGATCATGGTGTTGGAGATGCGCGCCTTGACGGCGGCGCCGCCCTTGGCCAGGTCGTTGGCGGCTTCGCCGCTGTCGCCTTGTTTGAAGAAGTCGATACCGCCCGCGCCGCTGCGACCTTTACCACCGTCCAGACGGATAGCGTATTGGCCGATGACGTCCACACCTACACCGACGGTGCCTTGGGTGAAGCCGGACTCGAACTTGCCGATAAAGCCTTGGCCCCATTCGGCTTTGTCTTGCTTGCCATTCTTGTAGTCACGGCTGATATAGGCGTTGCGTGCCGCGATGTTCAGGTGGCTGTCGTCTACGAAACCCTTGGATTGCTCCTGGTCGTTTGCCATGGCCTGAGTGGCGCTCAAAATCCCCAGAGCAATCAGACCCATCCGTTGCTTCAACATTTTTTGTATTCCTTATTACTGGTTGAGTACGCGCTGTGACACCAGGCTCCGTTCTGCTTTTTCTGGCGTCGACTTTTCCCGGAAAAAAGAAGGCCCGCGGACGACTGAACTGCCGCAGGCCTTTTTTTTTTGGATGAGTCATGGCGGTTAGCCACAGGCGTTGGGCGCAATCCTAGTCCCGCGTTGAACTATGTGTCAATTTCGCGAATCGTCTGTATTTAGGCGAAATAATTCTAAGCAACGCCCTACATCGGTTCTAAAAACGACCCAATTCCTTCTCTTACGACGTCAAAAACACATTTCGTAATATATTTGGGAAGCGGTACGTGTGCTGATACCTGACGTGATGGCGCCGGGCCAGGGTGGTGGGGATGGATTGCGGTTTTCGGCAGAAGGCCTGGATAGGTGCGCGGCACTGAGCCATCGTGGTGCTTACAGGCACCCACCCTTTATAGGGCTGAACAGGCTTTAAATGGGGGTTCCACTAAATCTCTGACTTGGCGCTGTCGCGCAGCAAACTGGAACCGCTGTGGCGAGCGGGCTTGCCCTAATGCCGTTCAGTTAAGGCTTTTTTGTAGGAGCGAGCTTGCTCGCGAAAAACGTCAACGATAACGCGTGTTTCCTGAATCAACGCGGCGCCTGTGAGTTTTTCGCGAGCAAGCTC